TATCTTTGTTGACTTTAAAACTAAAGATAACTTAGAGGGTAAAGACCCAGCCAAGTTAGTATACGATGAACATGGTATGCAGTTGTCTGCTTATGCACAAGGCTGTGGCTTTGATGATGTAGAAAGAGTATCTATATTTGTAGATAGAGAAGATACAGAACTTATAGCCTGTCATGTATGGGATAAAGACACACAGAAAAAACATACAGAAATGTTTAATAGCATTTTAAATTATTGGAAACTCGTAAAGAATTATGAATCAAAAAAAATCTAGACAGATAAGACGTAAAGCAGAACAGCTACTAATAGATTGGATTAGAACTCTAGTGCCTGAAGAAGAAGATGCTACTAAAATAACTAAGAAAAACTTACATGAATTTGTACCTGAACAAACGCACATCTTTGCTAACAATAAGTTTATGATAAGTGCTTACAGTCTTCGATGGTTTTATAAAGAGGTTAAAAGAAATCCTGATATAACTTTAGAAGAACTAAGTGGTTAGACGAGTACCTAGAAAAGCAAGACCTAAGAAAGTTAATGTCCCTAAAGGATACGACAGCTCATGGGAATATGTTTTACATTCAACGATACTACAGCAGTGGAAACATCATTGGGATAACATTCACTATGTAGTTAAGCACAGATATGAGCCTGACTTTGTAAAGATAATAGATGGTAAAACTATTTTGCTTGAAGCTAAAGGTAGGTTCTGGGACTATGCAGAGTATAGTAAGTACATACATATAAGAGAAGCACTAGATAGTGATACAGAGTTAGTGTTTCTTTTTCAGAAACCTCTCTCGCCTATGCCACAAGCTAAGAAAAGAAAAGACGGAACTAAAAGAACCCATGCTGAATGGGCAGATACAAATAATTTTACATGGTATAGTGAAGAAACATTACCAAAGGAGTGGATGAATGAATTATAAATTTAATGAAGACAACACATTAAAACAAATAGAAAGATATGTTGATGGAACTTATGACCAACACTATGCATATGGTGAGTACCAAGCAACCGATGTTATCTTTGATAACGGACATGGCGATGGTTTCTGTATGGGTAACATTATAAAATATGCTATGAGGTATGGTAAGAAACCTGACCCTGAAACTAAGGAAGCTAAGAATCAAACAGATTTATTAAAGATAATACACTATGCTATAATGGCTATACATTTACAGGACATAGAAAATGATTGAAGATAAAATAGGAACTAAAACTTATCTTGGTATTGAAATAAACTACGATAAAGAAAAAACATTTGATAGGTTTAGTCTTGACACATTAAAAGATAGATATTTTTGGGAGAATGAAACACATGCACAAGAAGCATTCGCAAGAGCCTCCGTCTTCGGAGCAACCTTCAAAGGTGAAACAGATTTTGAACTTGCTCAGAGACTTTATGACTACAGTTCCTCTCGTTGGTTCATGTTTAGCACTCCTATACTTAGTAACGGGGGAACAACTCGCGGGCTTCCTATCAGTTGCTTTCTTAATTATGTTCCTGACAGTAGGAGTGGTTTATCTGCTCACTATGACGAGAATATTTGGTTGGCAAGTTCAGGTGGAGGCATTGGTGGATATTGGGGAGATATTAGAAGTAACGGCATATCTACTGCTCATGGCTCTCGTTCTACTGGTTCAATTCCTTTCATGCATGTAGTTGATTCACAGATGTTAGCCTTTAATCAAGGCACTACAAGACGAGGAAGCTATGCTGCTTATATGGATATCAGTCACCCAGAGATAGAAGAGTTTATAAACATGCGTAAAGAATCTGGTGGTGATATCAATAGAAAGAATCTTAATCTTCATAATGGTGTCAACATAACTAACACCTTCTTACAGGCTGTAGAGAAAGATGAGGACTGGAGATTAATAGACCCTAAAACTAATGAGGCTGTTAAGATAATAAACGCTAGAGATTTATGGTGGCAGATTATTTCTGCAAGAGCAGAGACAGGAGAACCTTACATGATTAACATAGACACATGTAACAAAGCCCTACCTAAACAACAAAAAGATTTAGGATTAAAAATTAGACAAAGTAATTTATGCTCAGAGATTACCCTACCAACCAATGAAGAACGAACAGCAGTATGTTGTTTATCCTCAGTAAATTTAGAACACTTTGATGATTGGTCAAAGGACGATAACTTTATACAAGATTTAATAACCATGCTTGACAATGTTTTACAACACTATATTGACAACGCAATAGACACAACGCAGTTAGGAGAATATAGTGCGAATTTTAAAAGGTTTACAAAACATGTTAGGGAGGGTCAAGAGGGGTATGCAAAATCTGCCTACTCAGCGTATAGAGAACGCAGTCTCGGTCTCGGTGCTATGGGTTTCCATGCTTATCTCCAATCTAGGGGAATACCTTTTGAGGGCATCTTTGCAACTGGCTTCAATCACAAAGCATTTACTTACATCAAAACAAAAGCAAAAGCAGCAACTCAAGAACTTGCTACTGAAAGGGGTGAAGCTCCTGACATTCATGGTAGTGGTAAGCGTAATGCTAACCTCCTTGCTATTGCTCCTAATGCTAGTAGTGGCATCATCTGTAGTGGGACTTCTCCTAGTATTGAGCCTTACAGGGCTAACTGCTATACTCACAAAACTTTATCCGGAAGCTACCAAGTTAAAAATAAATATTTAGAAAAACTTCTGAAGACTAAGGGTTTAAGTAAAAAAGAACTTGAGTTAGTATGGAAAGACATATCAGCTAACGAGGGGTCAGTACAGCATATGGGTCATGTTTTTACAGAAGAAGAAAAAGAATTATTTAAAACAGCTAATGAGTTAAATCAAATATGGATTGTAGAACACGCTTACAAAAGGCAAGAGTTTATTTGTCAAGCTCAATCTGTAAACTTATTCTTTACGCTACCTAAAAGCACCGAGCCACAAGAAGTGCATGACGAATATATGCAGTATGTAAACGATGTACACTGGTATGGTATGAATAAATTAAAATCGTTGTATTACTTTAGAACTAATGCAGCAAGAAATGTAGAAAATGTAAACACTAAAGTTCCACGTATTAGATTAGACGATGTGGAATGTATAGCCTGTGAAGGGTAAGGAAAAATTATGAGTCTATTAAAAACTAGAGATTATTACAAGCCGTTTGAATACCCTTGGATGTATGAGTATTACAAACTACAGAATCAAATGCACTGGATGCCTGAGTCAGTCCCCTTACACACAGATGTAAAAGATTGGCAAGACGTATCTCCAGAAGAAAAACATTTACTTACACAGATATTTAGATTGTTTACTCAGTCAGATGTAGACGTAGCATCAGGATACATTGATAAGTATATGCCTATCTTTAAAAAACCTGAAGCAAGAATGATGATGAGTTCTTTTGCTAACATGGAATCAATACATCAAGATGCGTATAGCCTGTTACTTGATACAGTTGGTATGCCTGAAATAGAATACAAAGCTTTCTCTGAGTATGAAGAGATGGCAGCTAAACACGATTATGTTGGAGAGTTTAAACCACTCAAGTCTGATAAGAAAACTATTGCTAAAACACTAGCAGTTTATTCAGCTTTTACAGAAGGGTTACAACTCTTTAGTAGTTTTGCAATCTTATTAAACTTTCCTAGATTTGGTAAGATGAAGGGTATGGGACAGATAGTTACTTACTCTATCCGTGATGAATCTATGCACGTGGAAGCTATGACTAAGCTGTTCAGAGAATTTATTCAAGAGAACATAGAGATATGGACAGATGATTTTAAAGCAGAGCTGTATCAGATTTGTAGAGAAATGGTAGAGCTTGAAGATAAGTTCTTAGATTTAGTGTTTGAGATGGGAGACCTACAAGGACTTACTAAGAAAGATATGTATGCTTACAATAGATACATAGCTGATAGAAGATTACTACAACTAGGACTTAAAACTAATTACGACCAGAGAGAGAATCCTCTTGGTTGGATTGATGAAGTTATGGGTGTAGAACATCAGAACTTCTTTGAGGGTAGAGCTACTACTTATATGAAGGCAGGTCTTAGAGGAAGACAAGACACAGTTAATTTTACTAACTTAGGGGAGTCGAATGATTAATAAAAATGAAGCTAACTTAATAAGCTTTAAAGTATTATTGACTAGAGATAATAAAATAGTAACAGAATTAAGTATGTTACCAGAAGAGATGGTTGATGATGTAATACCTCAAGATGACAGACCCCTAATAAAAACTATACTTAGACATGGTAAAGATAAATTAGGTACTCTTCATTCGTATTTACAGAAACAACTTAAAGGCTTTCAATAGTATAAATTATAATTTCTTTTTCCTTACCTTTTACATGGATAGGGTCTAAGAATATAGTGGGCATAGTAGAGTTAATAGCTGTGCTATGTCCTATAACTATATCTTCTCCAACTTCTTTCGTAGAACTTTCTAACCTAGCTGCTAAATTAACAGCATCACCTATGGCAGTATAATCAAAGCGTGTATCACTTCCCATATTTCCTATCACAGCTTCTCCTGTATTTATTCCTATACCAATTTCAATTCCTAAGTCTGCTTCTTGCATATTTTTCTTTATTTCAAGAGCTGTTTTTATTGCCTTAGTTTCGTGGTCAGTTAAGTCCATAGGTGCATTGAATATAGCCATCATTGCATCACCTATATATTTGTCTACCATTCCACCATGTTTCTGGACTGCGTTCGCTTGTATGGTTAGTGCCTTGTTCATAATCTCTGCTACTTTTTCAGGCTCTAGTCTTTCTGATAAACTTGTAAAGCCTCTAACATCTGTGAATAAAAACGTACAACGTCTTCTCTCACCTCCAAGCTTTAAAAGACTAGGGTTATCTTGTAATCTTTTTACTTGTCTTGGGTCAAGGTAATGTTCAAATTGTTTTTTAATTTGTTGTCTTAATTTAAATTGTGTTTTAAAGTTAAGATAGAATTGTTGTGTAGCAATAAGTGTCATACATGTCATACTCCATGTAAAATCTATAAGGACATTTTGACTTACAAAATAGTATTCAAGATATCCCATACCTACTAACATTCCTAAGAAAGATACTACGCCCTTAGTGATACCAAGATAGTTTATTGCAAGAGCTGTCAGTAAGCCTGAGATACATAATAAAAATAACTCAACAAACAATCTAAAGTCTGGTATTTGTGGTGTGTCCATTAGCATACTTTCAGAGAGTGCTGCTTGTATTTTATGAGGTTCTAATAGTCCGGTAGGCGTAGCAAGTTGAGGAGATATTCCCTTTGCAGTAAAGCCTACAAACACAAACTTATTAGCAACATCCATTTCATCTAATGTAGTTTGTGGTGTGTCTACCCAACTTACATACTTACGACCTAATGAATCTGTGGAGATGGGTGGGATGCCTCTTACTCTAATCTGCTCAATTCCATTCTGATTTGTAACAATCTGATAAGTCTGACCACCTCCTAGTATTTTTAAAACTTCTGTTCCAAACGAAGCTACCCACCCATTGTCTATTTGCTGTAGTAAAGGTATACGCCTTACTAAGTTATCTACATCTACCGGTGCAGATATAGCACCTTGTCCTGCTGATTGTTTTAATACATCTATGTTTTCTAAAAAACCCTGTGCTTTAGGTAAAGAAATTATTGGTCCTTTGATTACTGTGCCTACTGTTGTAGGATAACTATTGTTAGCTACTTCAGGCATAGCTATAACACTAGGAGACT